CTGCAGCGGGCATGGGAAAGACTCATCATCGGAGCCGCGTAGCTTTCCGTAACCCTGTACCAGGATTCCAATTGGATCATCATGCGTAACGGCAGGATGATTTTGATCAAGTTCAGTGGGAAAATCGGTTCGGGCAGTTGGGATGCTGTTGAATGTCCGGCAAAGCTCGCGTCCTGGTATCGTCCCATCGTTGACTTGTCGACTGTCTGCCTTGTATCAAATGGGCAAACGGCGCGAAGCCTCACGGCCAGAGCTGATGGAACTATCCGAGTGGCGAACATGGGAAACGTTGGCAGCAATCAGGATTGCGTCGGCACGCTTTGTTTCCCAATCCCATGATTTCTAGCTTTCCGTAACCCTTTCCGCGCCGAACACGAACTGGAAAGTGAATTACCGCACCGCCTTGGTCGGCAGGATGCTTCTAGTCGCATTCCACGCCAATCGCATCAACACCGATTGGAACGCGGCGAAAGAGTGGGAGGTGTCACAGATTCTCAAACTCCCAGCCGGTTTGGAGGCGGCGTTCGAGGTACATTGCGCCGCAATATCCAATTCGAGCATCGGATTGCATGGCGTCGAAGTGCAGGTGGCGCAGGACGCCATCGTCTTGCGTTCCTCGGGAAAGATGACAGTAGGCGCAAACTGGGGATGGGTCGAAGGCTGTATCACGGTGCCACTTGTCTAGGAGAACGTCACTCCACTAGGAATCGGCATGGAAAAACGCTGCATCAGAATGTTCTCCCTGCCAACCCCGCCAAGTAACGTAATACTGCCATCTGGATTCCAATTCGCTTGCTTGTTGTAGCGCGGATCCGCAAGACTTGATCCAACACATCCCAGTCCAATTGTGGCCGATGGACGTATCCCTGACTGATATAACCAGACCCTATAGTTCGAGATTTGGACGGTTGATTTGAAAGAGCTCAAATCGACATACAGCATGTTGCCCTTGACGGTAATCGTGTTGGATCCACCATATAGGGCGCCAACAAACGATCCTGTGTCCTGAAACTTAAAGGTAGCAGTGAGGGCTACGGAAAGCTATTAAAAGTGGATTTCCACGATTCCGCCTGTGACAGCCACCTCGGGACCAACGAGCAGGTTGACGGTCCCGTCCGGCGCGATCGATACTTGGACTGACCGCTGCAGATATGACGGGTGAATGAATGGAATCGCCACTGTCGTCCCAGACGATAGTATGGCTCTGCCATTCAAAGCCTTAATCGCATTCGGATTGGGTATTTTCCCGATTGGATAGATTCCTCCGTTGCCATTGCTTTTCCCAAACGGCAGGGTTACGGAAAGCTATTGCAGTGCCATCCAACAGCCGTGCGCCGTGGAGTAAGCGGATTTCGGGTCGCCAAGCATCTGCACCTTCCCATCACGCATGACAAGCAGGCTGAAACCGCAGGACGGGAACGATATGATGCTCTGGTCGGCGAGCGGACGGAACGCTTCTGGGATGGTCTCATTCGCCGTCGAGTAGTTCTGCTGTCCACTGCCGTCGAACTTGACGTTGCCGTTGATCGTGACGATGCGTCCGACGCGACATAGAGTGAGTCTGCTGTTCGTGTATGGAGGTTTCCATGGCTGGGTTACGGAATCCCACAGTTGGCTCATCGGAGGCAACTGCTTGACAAGCATGACAGGAGTTCCAGCGGTGATGCCACTGATCGGGATGCGGGCGATCGGAATCCATACGGTGCCGGAATTGTTCAGGATACTACCCGACGGTACCGTGGGGTCAGCCGCCGTGCCACTGGTGGCGGTGCCCTTCAGCACCGCGAGCGCGATCGTTTCGATGTTGTTCGAGTCTCGCGTGTATTTCACGCAGATCAGGTCGTTGCGGTGCTGTCCTGTGACTCCGCTTTCGATGGTGACGGTTTCCGCCGCGGTGACGCGTGCGTATCGTCCTTCGATCACAAGGTTGAGGACCGGGATGAGCGCTTTGTTTGCTGACTGCATGGTCACGGCGGGGAATTTGCCGTCGCTGCCTTGCAGCAGGTAGTTGCCGTTTCCGACCAGTCCGGCCTGCATGGCTCCTTGGTCGCTGGATGTGATGTGCGGAGCGCCGGCCTTGCCGGTGATGAGATTCATGGTCATGGTCATTCCTTCCTATCTGTTGTGTTGTTGAGGTATGCGGCGTAGGCGGCGTCCTGCGTGGCTGCCAGCGCTTTGAACGTCTGCCAGCATGCGGTACAGACGAGCGCGCCCTGTGCGACTCCGTCGACGGTGGTGTGGGTGATGTCGTGCCAGTCGCTGGAGGTGCGTGGGTCACCGTCGGCGAGGTATGCGGAGGCGTGGCATCGGTCGCAGGTGTATCTGGTGATGTTCGTGGTTCGTGCCATTGATGTTCCTTTCTCTTTCAGGCTGTGCGCTGGTAGATGTGTCCTGGAAGGATGGTGTTGCATTCCTTCCAAGTGCCGCCGTAGGTGGTTCCCGGATTTGTTGTGGCGGTGGTCCAGTAGAGGGAGCCGACCGGGTGGGCGGCGATGAACGCCTGGCTTGCGCTCATGCCCGTCTCGCCCTTGTCGCCCTTCGGGCCGACGAGGCTTGTGTTCGAGACTGGCTTGAACGTCACGTTTTTCCCGGTGGCTGTGATCTGTGCGTACATCAGGTTCTTGCCGCCGTTGGTCATGGCGAAGAAGTATTCGCCTACGACCGGGGCACGGTTGAAACTGAGTGTCTGCCAGTCAAAATCCGAGCATGCGGACGTCCAGTATCCGGATAGTATGCGTGTGATGATCAAGGCAGGCAACCCGGTCTCGCCGCGTTGGCCGGCCTCTCCTTTCGCTCCGGTGGCCCCGGTCGCGCCAGTGGCGCCGGCAGGGCCCTGCGGTCCTTGCACTCCCTGCTTGCCTTGCGGTCCGGTGTCGCCCTTGGGACCTTTGACGTTGCCGAGCAGAATCTTCGTCATATGCGCTCCTTACTTTCCGTCATTGATCATGTAGTACAGGTCGCCCGTCGTTGGATCGTAGGAGACGGGAGCTTCTGACGCGGTGGCCGTGTCCGCGTATACGGCGTACAGGTCTCCGTTCGGATCGACCTGGAGCGTGAAGAATCCTGATGCGGGTGCCGTCACGCCGCTGGCGCCCTGCGGGCCGGACGGCCCCTGTGGACCCTGCAGTCCCTGAACGCCCTGCGCTCCTTGCTTGCCTTGCGGGCCGGTGGCCCCGGTAGCTCCAGTAGAACCGGTGGGGCCAATGGGACCGGTAGGACCAGTAGGCCCGGTGGGACCTGCTGGCCCGGCCGGCCCGATATCCCCTTTGTCTCCCTTGTCACCCTTCAGACCTTCAGGGCCTTGCGGACCAGTAGGCCCGGCGGCTCCAGTGGCTCCTTTGGGGCCTTGCGCACCGATGATGGATTGACGGGAAATCGTCTTTCCCGTGAATAGGCTGCCGGACTGTGAAACGCACTGCCAGACGATGCTGTATTTTCCGCCACCTGACAATGCGGTCGAATATTCGTTGGCGAGTGGTGTTCGGTTCAACCATTCGCTCACGTTCCCCGTGAAAGTGGATCCCACCGGATATTCGCCGACGAGGGATTTCTTCATCACGAGCGCCGGAAGGCCGACGTCGCCTTTAGCTCCCTGAACGCCCTGCGCTCCTTGCTTGCCTTGCGGGCCGGTGGCCCCGGTATCGCCCTTGTCGCCTTTGGGGCCTTTGATGTTGCCGATCAATAGTCGCGCCATGTGTCACCTTTCCGGGATGTCCACGTACAGGTTCCCGCTCTCGGAGTCCCAGACGAACGAGGGTAGGTTCGTGTTGTCCGGATAGTTCACGTACAGGTCGCCGTCGCCTTCCATGCTGAGCGTGAAGAAGCCGTTCGAGGGGGCGGATACGCCGCTGTCGCCCTTGTCACCCTTCTCCCCTTGCGGGCCCTGGATGCCTTGGGGACCTTGGATGCCTTGTCTGCCCTGGGGGCCGGTCGCTCCCTGTGGACCCGTGAGACCCTGCGGACCTGTGGAACCCGTCGGGCCTTGCGGTCCCGCCGCGCCGATCGCGCCGGCATCACCCTTATCGCCTTTCTCGCCGCGTATCCCCTGCAGTCCCTGCGGGCCTTCGGGACCGGCGACGCCTTGCGGCCCTCGCTCCCCGGTCGCTCCTTTCTCTCCCCGAGGACCGGTGGGTCCGGTCGCTCCGGTGGCCCCCTGTGGTCCTGTGTCGCCCTTGTCGCCCTTCTCCCCTTGCGGACCCTGGTCGCCTTTCGGAAGCCCCAAATTCAAGGTTTTGTCGCTGCCGGCGCCCGTGAGCGACGCGCTTGCCTGTGCACCGGGGGCGAGCGTGTCCACCGAACCGATTTTCAGGCCGGTGATGTAGTCGCCTTTCGGCTGTTTACCCGACAATGCGTTGTTGAGCGAGTCGATGTCGTTTCTGGTCACGTCGGCGCTGAACGTCCAGGCGTCGAGTTTGAGGCCGGCTCCAGCGTAGTAGGCGTGGCCACCATCCCCGATGGAGGATTCTCCGCTGTTGCCGCCGGCGCTGGCGCCTCCGGATTCGTAGGTGACGGTGAGCACGCCTCCCGAAACCTTGACGATCTTCTTGGAGATCTCGGCAGTGACGACGAGGCCCGTGTTGTTGTCACGGCCCGTGACCAGGTCGCCAACGTCCGCGTCGATGCCGTCAGGAATGTCCACGTCGATGGTGCTGGTGTTCCGAAGTTCCTGGAATTTCTGCCTGCCCTTGTCCTCGAGCTCGTCGGCTTCGGCGTTGGACAACTCGTATGTGGCGGTGCGTTCGTCAAGGCCTTTGAGGGTCTGCGTGTGGCTGAACGTGCCGTTCGCGTCGGCGTACCAGTGGATGACGGTACGGTCCTTGAGTTCGCCCTTGCCCAGACAGATGAGATGGTTGATCGGGTGCGCCGCCTGTTTGGCGGTGAAGTCGATGAGGTCCGAGTCGATGCTGTCGCCGATCGTGCGGACGGGCATGGCGCTCATGGCCACCTTGTCGCCGTCATTACGCAACCGGAGTTTGAGTCCGCTTGCCCTGAGCATCTTGACCAGACCGCTGTACAGGTCCACGTACCGGTCGAACTGGCAGGTGGTCTTGTGGTCGGCGCTTTCTTCGGTGACGGTGAACAGGCCTTGCAATCCCGCACGGCTGACGAGCGTGCGCATGATGACGGGAATCGTGCCGGACAGGGTGAGGTAATCGTTGTTCCTGTCCGGTTCGATGATCTTCGAGGCGAGTACTCCATGCCAGTCGCGGCCATGCCATGTGACGGTGGACAGGCCTCCGTCCACGTCGACATCCGTGTCGTCGATGATGCCGCCGTACTCGGTGCCGTCGATCATGATGCGGCTCCCCGCCTTGAGCGCGGCGTCTTCGACCTGCAGGTCGAAGTCGTTCTCCCCGCTACCGAACGCGAGGTCGAGCGTGTATGAGGCGTGGCTCGCCACGGGTTTGCCTGTGGCGTCGGTGACGATCAGGTCCATGGCGGTTCGCTCCTTTCCTCGCAGACCGTCAAGTCGAATTGGAATCCTCCCGGCCAGCTGATCGGCTGTGTTCCGGGCGCGAGCGGTTGGAACACGTACCGGCCGGAATCCTTGCCCGACCCTCGCACGGCCTGCGCGAAGCAGTTTGTGGCGAGACCTGTGCCGCTGACCATGGTGACGGTCCTGACATCGCCGGTGCCGTCGATTTCCAGACGCGAGCCGGATGGCACGGTCACGTCGACCTCGTACCGGTTGTTTCCGATGATGACGTACGGTTGCGCGCATGGTCCGAATATCGTGAGCTTGACCGGCTGCGGGATGGACGTGTCGTTGACGATCTCGGCACCCAATGCCATGCCGGCGAAATCATGCGGATAATCATATGGATAGTCAAGGTCGGCGGTTCCGGAATCGTATCGCGGCGTGAAATGCGTCATGGTCGGACGGCGCCACACGCCATCGGCCAGCACGATGGTCAACTGCGTCTCGACCATCGTGGGCGTGATGGATTGCGGTTCGCTTTTCGTGATCCACGCTTTGGCTTCCCATTCGCCGTCGGCCACGAGCGTGCCCGGGTTCCCGGATGCCATGTCGGCGTCCGCGAGGCGGCGCAGTAGGTCGAGCGTGGCTGGAGAATCGTGGATCTTCACGGTGACTGTCGCCTCGCGTGCCTTGCGGGTGATGCCCGTCATGCCACGTGAGGCGAGGCTGTAGTCCCAGACGCGGGCGCGCAGTCCCGTGAGCGTCTCGCCGTACAGCGGCCCCTCGAAGCCGATGCGCTCACCTGTGGCCGCGCACACGTATTCAAGCGATTGCACTTCTCACCTTCCTTGCGAAGTCGCGGTCCCCTATCGTCGGCGTGTACCTGGCGATGATCGATCCAAGGTCGTCGTGCAACGATTCGACGGCCGTGATGAGTTCCCGCAGATCGCCGTCGCCGGCATTGGCGCCGGTGCCGGCCGTGACGTTCAGCCTGCCGGTCTTCGACCAGTCCGCGTCGGAGAGGCTCATCGTGGAGACGAGCGAATCCATGGAACGGCTGACCACATGCGCGGAATCGTCGATGCCCAATGCCATGCCACGTCCGACCATCACGCCGACCTCGTCGCGGAACACACGCGACGGGGAATGGATGCCCAAAGCGTTCTTGGCCTTGTCCACCAAGCCCGACAACGCGTTGGTGATGCTGGAATACAACGAGCCGACCATTCCTGTGATGCCGTTGATCAATCCCTGGATGATGTTGCGTCCCGCGCTGACGAGCCAGCTTCCCGCGCCGGACACCGCGCTCCGGACGGTTCCGCCGATCCCGCTCACGACGCTCCCGACACGGCCAACCATGTTGCTTACGGTGCCGACGATGCCGCCCCAGACGCTCGACACAATGCTTCCGACGCCATTCCACAACGCGGCCCACACGCTCCGGATTGTCGAGCATGCGGCGGATACCACTCCGCTGACCATGCCGATGCCGGCGGAGACGACGCCTTGGATGCCGCCCCACACTGCCGACACGATGCCCTGGATGGCCGACCACGCGGCGCTCCAGTTCCCGTTGACGACCGCGAGCGCCAGTTGGATGATGCCTTGGATGACGGCGAGTGCGGTGCTGATGACTGTGGCGATGATGGTCCATGCGCCTTGTACGACGGTGGATATGGTGTTCCAGAGTCCGTTCCAGACCGTGCTGATGATTGTGACGGCGGTTTGGAAGATGGTTTGGATGTTCTGTATTCCTGCTTGCAGGAGTGGTGTGATGGTGGTGATGAATGTTTGGATGCCGGTGATGATCGCGGTGAGCGCGGTCATGATGATGGGGCCGATCGTGTTCCAGACGTTTTGGAGGACGGTGGTGATGAGTGTCCATCCGGTTTGCCAGATTTGTTGGATTTGGCTCATGGTCTGGGTGATGAATATGGCGATGGCTTGCAGGATTGGCTGGCATGCGGTGCTGATCTGGTTCCAGATTCCCATGAACCATGTGGCGAAGCTGTTCCAGAGTCGTTTGCCCGTTTCGGTTTGGGTGAAGAACCATGTCAGCGCGGCCACGACCGCGCCGATGGCCACGACAAGCATGCCGATCGGATTCGCATCCAAGGCAGCGCTGAATGCCAGCTGCACGGCGGTAGCAGCCTTGGTCACCGCGCTCCACGCCGATTGAGCTGCCTTGACAATATTGAACGAGCCGGCGAGTTGCTTCAGTGCTCCAGCCGCGCTTCCCGCGTCGGAGATCTTGCCAATCAAATCGAACGTGGCCGTAGCGGTCTTCTCCACACCGGAGGCAGTCGCGGAAATGGCCTTCAGTCCACCGGAAACTGTCTTCAGCCCGGCCGAGACGATATCCCAGCCTTTGACCGCGAGCAATGCAATGGTGATGGCTTTCAACGCGCCGGATACCAGTGCGCCGTTCTGCTGCGCCCACTGTCCGACCGACTGCAGCCAGCCTCCCACCGTCATGAGCACGCCGGTCAAAGTGTTCAACAGTCCGGCGAAGCTCTGCGCCGCGGAACTGGCGGTGCGCGCGCTGTCGTTGAAGCCGAAGGCCTGCGAGACCGCGGCCGCCAATACGGAAACCAGCGAGCCCAATCCGGAGATGACGCCGGTCAGGCTTTCAAGGAACGGCTGCAACGCGCCCGTCTCGATGAACGTGTTGACGAACGTCTTCGCCCATCCCGCCGCGTTCGACAACGCCTGCGCGACCGAAGCGACCACTCCCGCGAGCGCGCCGGCGGTTGTGGAGAACATTGTGGCGGCTTTGCCCCCCATCTTGGGGCCCCCCCTGCTCGACGGCTTCGCCGCCATTGTTGAGTCCGCCTATGAGTGATGTGATTGCGTTCCAGAGGCCAGTGAGTTGGCTTTTGAGGCTGGCCGTCGCCGAGGCGAGCATCTGGAAGCCGGGGATGTTGGAGATCGTGTCGCCAAGGTTTTTGAGTTTCGCCTGTGTGGCGGGTATCGCGTTCTCGAGACCTTGTTGGAGTGCCGCTCCGACTTTTTGCAGGGTTGGTGTGACGGCTGCGGTGAATGTATCGATGAGTGGGATGGCTTGGTTGAACAGGCCGCGTAAGCCGTCGAGGACTGGTGTGGCGGCTGTTTCTCCGAGTCGGCTCAACGCGGCTTTCACGTTGGCCAGGGCGCCGGTGAATGTGGTGCCTGCGGATAGTGCGGCGCCGCCTAGGCCTTCCTGCATGGCGTCGGCGAAGGTTTGGAAGTCGATCTTGCCGTCCGAGACCATGTCGGACACTTCGGCGCTGGTCTTGTTCAGATGCTTGCCGAGCATTTGGAGGACTGGGATGCCGCTCGACATGAGCTGGAGCATGTCGTCGCCCTGGAGTTTGCCTCGGGCGGCGACGGAACCGAAGATCATGCCGATGTCAGTGAGGCTTCTGCCGCTGATCTGCGCGGTGTCGGCCACGGTCTTGAGGATCTTGGTGAGCTGGTCGCCTTCCTTGATGCCGGATGCTGACAGGCTGGCCGCGACGGTCGCGGCGTCACCCAATCCGAACGCGGTGCCCTTGACGGAGGCGAGCGCGTCGTTCATGATCTCGGTGACGCTCGCGCTGTCGTGGCCGAGGCCTTTGAGTTTGGCTTGCGCGTTCTCGATGTTGAGGGCGCGGGTGAAGCCGCCTTTGGCGGCCAATGCGGTGATGCCGCCGGCGAGGGTGGCGATCGCGCCTGTGCCGACCTTGCCGATTTTGCCGAATGCTCCGCCGATCTTCGAGATGAGGGTGCTGGAGCTTTTCTTGGAGGCTTTGTTGACGGCGTCGCCGATGTCGCCTTCGATGCTTTTGCCGAATCCTTTGCCGGATGGTTCGACGTGGACGTATGCGACGCCTATGTCCTGTGCTGCCATCGTGTTTCCTTATTCGTAGGTTGGGATTCCGATGGCGGTCGGAGTCAGAGGTCGTCGTTGATGTGGAAGTAGGCTTTGAGCCGTTCCCTGTCCTCGCGTTGACGGCGGGTGAGGTTGTGCGTCGGGGTTGGCGGGCGGAGCGGGTCGTGCTCGTGGTCGAACCATGGGCGTTTGCGTTGTCCGGACAGCGTCCAGACCGCCTGTTCGGCTCCGTCGGGCGCGTAGACGGCGTTCTGCAACGCCATCCACGAGTGGCTCGTATGGTCTTTGAGGATTTCGCGGGTCAACGCCCAGGCGAGTCCCCAATCGACTCGTGGACGTTGGCCTTCAACCCATTCCCGGAAGCGTACGGGCCTGTAGATCTGCCCGTACGCTCGGATCCAGTCGTAGGCTAGTGCCGCGCGATTGTTGTTCCAGAGGTGGGCGAGGTAAACGCTTTTGGGTCCAGTCCGGATTCCTCGGCCCACGCCTTGATGGTCGCGGTGAGGTAGGCCATCGGACGTTTGGTCTTGCGCAGCACGTTCCAGAAGTTCGGCTGCGCGTTCTCGAAGTATGCGAGGAACGCGGCCATGCACGCGCTGGTCTCCTCGTCGGAGAGCGTCGGCCTGCTCTTGACCAGGAGGATGGCCTGCACGAGTTCGATGGGCAGTTCCGCGTTGTTGAGGTTCGGCAGGTCGAGTTTCGCTCCGGCGACCTCGAGGTGCACGTCGGGCTTGAGCTCCTCCGCGTCGGTAAGGTCCACGTCCACGACATGGTAGGTGTTGTCGCTCATTTCGTCTCCGTTTCATGGTTATCGGCGGTTATGGGTAATGGTCCCGTGCGGCCGACCGCCATCGGCCGCACGGGAAAAATCAATGGGCTACTTGGCGTCTTCGGTGACGAGGCCCCATGCGTGGAACTGTTCGCCGTTAGTGCCCTTGAGCATCTTGAACGTCATGCTGAAGTTCATGATCTCGCTGGATTTCAGGCTCACGTCGTCGCGGTCGCTCACCTTCGCGTTGGTGCCGTACAGGAGGAAGGGGCGGTCCTGCTGGTCGAGCGCGACCAGGACGAGGATCCATTCCTTCTTCAGGCCGGCGCCCTTGATGCTGATGCCGCCGTCCGAATCGACGTCCACGTCGAAGTAGGCCGACACCACATCCTTGCGGCCCTCCATGGCGGCGAGCTGCAGGGTCCAGTAGCCCGGATCCGTGTCGGACAGGACGATGTCGCCGTTGTGGGCCTTGTAGTCGGTGCTGTCGCCCGGTTCCGGATGCAGTACGGCGCCGTCCTCCGTGGAGTAGCCGATCGGCTTCTTGCTTGCCGGCGGGGTCCAGGCCACTCCGGTCGGAGCCACGAACGTGCTGTCGCCCTTGGGGAACAGGAACAGCGCGTAGTTCTTGATCAGGCGCACGTTGCCTGCGGTGTTGCCGCTGGACACGTACCCGTAGTCGGTCGCGCCCTGCGCGGCGACGGTGGTTTTTTCGTTGTTGTCAGACATTCGTCTGCACCTTTCCGTTCTTCGCGTGTGGCGGCACGTTGTCTTTGGTTGTGTTTCAGTTGACGGTGACCTCGAGCAGGAGCACGCCGTACGCGCACACCAGCCTCTTGTCCTCGTCCGTCATGCGTACCGGCCCGGATTCGAGTGACGCGTCGATGAGCGGCGCGACGTTTCCGAGCCCGATGATCTCCCTCGCGATGTCGGCCCACAGGCGTGCGGCCTTGTCCCAGTCGCCCGTATGGTCCTCTCTCATGCATCGCACGCTCAGCCGCAGCCGCACGTACTGCGAGATTGGGGTGCTCATGCCTTGCATGGAGTCGGCCAGCGTGGCTTCGGTGAAGGGAGGTTCGAGGTCGCTTCGTTCGATGGTGTCGAACGTCACGTCCGGGAACAGTGTCCTCAGTTTGGGCAGGAGCAGGGGTTCCGTGCGCCGGGGAGTGACCGGGATGCTCATACGCGCATCCTTCCGAGCGTGTCCTCTAGCGTGCCGTGCGCCTTCTCCACCGGTGCCGGGCAGATGATCGCCACGCCGCTGCGGTTCTTGCCGTCATGGTCGCGGACCATGCAACGGTCATCCTCTACGGCGGCTTCGGCCGCGTCCCTCATGCGCGAGCGCAATGTCTCGTTTTTGAGGACCTGTTGGCTGAACGCCTTGCGGTTGAATACGAATCTGCATCGTTTGGCCATGCTTATCCTTCCCGTTCGCCCACGGTGATGACGTCGCCGATGTGGCGTCCGTGGAGGTTGTTCCACACTTGCGGCTTTCCTTTGACGGGCAGGAGGATGCCTCTGACTTTGATCAGGTCGGTGGCCTGGATGCCGGTCGGTTGGCTACCGCGGATGTGGATCGTGTATTCGATGGTCTGCGGGCTGGCGTTCTCCTCGGTCTGGTCGGTGGTGGAGGTTGGCGCGACCATCGCCTGGAACGTGCCGACGCGGACGGGTTTGCCCTGGATGGGGTTGCCGTCCGTGTCGGTGGTGGACTGGCCGCGCCACACTTCGATGGTTTCCACTAGGACGTCTCCCCCGTTGCCATGTCGACGCTGAACGCGCGCTGAGCGTTGATGCCAAGGATGCGTTTCTCGTCGTCGCGCAGCCAGAGATCGCCGGTGGGCGCTCCGAAACTGTATTGTTCGCTGAAGCTGCCGGTGGTCTGGTTCATCTGCGTGATGCCGCCGGGAATGTCGTACGGGTCGGCCTGCATGATTCTGCGGACGATGTCGCAGGTGATCTTCGTCAGCAGGCGTGGCCGTTCTTTTTGGAGACGTTGCCAGTTCGGGGAGCGTTCCTTGATGTAGTCGGTCACGTCCGCGAGATGCGTGTCGGCCTTCTCACGTTCCTCGTCGGTGAGTTTGTGCCACCTCTGTTCGAGGTCGTCGGAGGTGGCGAACACGTCTGGTTCGACAGTCATGTCGGACTCCGTCAGGCGGTGAGCAGGACGAAGCGGTTGATGTCGCGGATACGGAAGCCGACCTCGATTTCGATTCGGACGGCGAACATGTTGTGCTCCCACAGGTTGACCTGCTTGCCGTCGATGGTGATGGACGCCTGGTCGGAGATGCTGGTCTGCATTCCTTCGACGGAGCCCCATGCGGCGGAGGAGAATTCGCCGCACACGCCGAGGATCTCTGCCTTGGCCGGTCCCGGTGTCTCGGATACGGCGGGCACGTGAACGCCCTTGCTGATGTAGGTGCGGTTGCCGAGCACGGTGCTCACGTCGGAGGCGGCGGTGCCGTCGAGGAACAGGGGGCGTCCGTTGTTGTCGGTCGCCTGCCGGAGCACACTGCGACCCTGGGTGCTCAACGCCCAACCGTCCACTGTTCCATCCGCTTCGGACACGAGGTCGTCGGCTTTGTTCAGGTTCTTCCACACGTCCTTGCCGATGCTGACGGTCTGCGCGCTCTTCAGGGTGTCGAAGTCCGCTCCCGGAGCGTCGACGAGACCCATGATGGTCTTGTCAAACGTGCGGGCGATGGCTCCCGGACCCTTCGCGACCACTTGGTCGTAGAGAGCGCCGAAGTCTCGGCGGAACTGGTTGGAGAACGGCATGATGACCGCGATGGTGTACGGCAGCATGTCCTTCTTGCCGAAGGTGACGCCGCTCTTCGGCTTCTCCGCACCCTCATTGACCCATGCGGCCTCCGGGTCGCCGATGATGATCGGCACGCGAGCACCGTTGCCGGGCAGTTTCATCTCCGGCACGAGCTGCATGAACGCGCTCTTGTATTTTGCGGTCTGCAAGATCTCCGCCTGGGTTTCAGGGGTGAGGTCTAGACCGTTGCTTTTTCGGGTCATGGACGGATCTGTCATGGTTTGTCCTTTCAAATGAATGTTGTTTGCTGGTTGGCTCACAGGAGCGTGTTGCTCATGGCGTTGACGAAGTCCTCGCGGCTGGAATGTTTAGCCTTGGCCTGTCCGGTGCGGGCGCTCTGGTCCGCAACCGTGCCGCGGGAACGCATGTCGGCGAACACCTTCATGAGTTTCTCGGCGTATTCGCCAATCTGCTTCTCGTCGTCGCCCGCGAGGACGCTCGGGTCGGTGATGCCGTGTTTGGCCGCGACGTTGGCGCGTATCGTGGAGAGCTCCTTCTCATGTTCGGCCTGTTTGGCTTCGTTTTTAAGCTTCTCGTTCTCTTCGAGCGCTTTGGAGAGCTTCGATTCGAGGTCGGCGGTGTGGCCGGCCTTCTCCTTGAGTTCCTCATAGTCGCTTTTCCTGCCGCGTTCCCTGCCGAGGCGTTCGCTGATGATGCGGTCGACTTCCTCCTGCGTGAAGGTCTTCGGCTTCGCGTCGTTCACGTCCTTCGTGGTCGGAGCGTGCTGTCCCGGCTCCTGCTGGCCGTCAGCGTCGGTCTGATTGTCTTCTGCCATGATTGGTAGCTCCTTTTGTTTGGTTTTCCACGCCTGACGCCGGCGAGTGGGCGGCCATTCTTGTTGGTTTCGCGCATGGCTGCGCCCCGCCCCATCGCTGGGGTGTGAAAGGTAAAAGAAAAGCCATCACGTTTCGACGTGATGGCTTTCTGGGATTCAGAGATTTCCCAGCGCTTTTCTTCGCGCGTATTCGGACCGCAGCTCGTCGGTCGACACATAGTCGCCGACGGACCAGCGCTTCTTTCCTTCGTTCCTGACCCATTCATATTCGTCCTGTGGCATGGAGATGTCGCCATACTTGCGTTTGATTTCCGCAAGATGGCGCTCATCGGTGACTTCCTTCAAATCACCGGGCATAAACGTGAAGCGGTCGGAACGATCCATAGGCTCAATCATAGCAGTCTCAGATAAACGATCGGTCTGCCGTCGGATGCTCCAAGCCCTTCGAAACGAAGAGTCCTTCCTCTCGGCAGGAGAATTTCGTATTCTCCCGGATGCTGAGTGATCGGCTCCACATACACGCCGGCGCTTCCCGGCGGTACCAGGATTCTTGTGGCGATGCGGTCTTCCCCATCAACGTCAATGCCTCCCTCCTTGATGCTGGTGGCCATGTAGCCGATGTGTTCGAAGGTGCGACCGGTATTCAAATCGAAAAGCGACTCCATGTCGTTGACGTGGAACGTCGACAACCGCATCTGCCTGTCGACTGTGAAACGTTCTCGGGTGATATGGTCGGATATCGCTTCGTCGATGCATTCGACCTGATGGATGACGTCTTTCGACGGGTTTCGTCCGCCGAACAGGTAGCCGTTGATACTTTTGTAGCTGTCTCCGGTCCAATCCATCAAAGCCGCGATTTTCTCGTCGTTGGAGAATCTATCTCCAGGCATCCTGACGCTGTAATCCGACAATCTCGATAGTTCGGAAGCATTGATTGGAATCGATTTGCCGCTCCATCGAATCGTCGGTTGGGCAGTCACGCCATCATTGACCTCATCGTGATAGATGCGTCTCAATTGGGCTAGCGTGTCACGCCAGTCGCCGTCATCGCCGGCCGCGGCCTTGGCTGCCTGGTACATTTCACGATACTTGTCCGGATCGTATCCTTTGAGTTTGCTGCTGCCCCAGCTTGGCACGATGTCGCAGTCGCAGTCCGTATGGTATTGCATCTGCCGTCCGGCGGTGTCCTCGCTCAGGTAGGCGAAGCCACGCGAGGCGAGCATAAGGCAGAACGCGCATGTCTTAGCCCCTCGTGGGACGCGCGCCCAGCGAGGCTTGGTGGGATCGTTGGCCACGGCCCTCTGCATGGTCATCCGGCCGACCGTCTGAACCAGATTCTGCACGTATTCCAGCGCCTGCTCCTCGTCGGCGAACGTGGGCCACAGGTCGTCGATGGTTCTTCCGGCGTTGTTGTGAACGGCTCCGTTTTCATCTGGAATGACGTCCTTGTAGTGCAATCCCATGAAGTCGGTGTTGTTGAAACCGCCTTCCATCTGCCAGACCGCGCGGTCGGCGGTGATGGAAGGCGGCTCGTATTCCGGCATGTCGATTCCGCCGTATTGCGCCCATAGGTCGCGCACATGGCTGTAGTAGTCGGATGCGAGTTTGTTGGCCGCGTCGGCGTACCGGTTGATCTCCGCTTTGATGAGTTCCTGGCTTTCACCGTCCCAGACAAGTCCTGAAACGCTGTTGCCTGCCTCCTTCTGCAAGCGGCTCATGGTGTCCGTGTAATCCTCGTACAGGTCGTTGAGGTCGAGTTCAAGCCTTCTGTGTTGTTCCGGAGGCAGGTTCAGACTGTTCAGGCTCATTTCCGCCGCCTTCCGGTAGTTTGAGGCTGACCGGCGTCATGCCGGTGAATTCAATGCCTTTCAGTCCAAGCATCGATGCCGCGGATTCCGGTGTCACCCCGGCTCTGATCGCTACTCCCAGTGCGTCGAAGCTGTCCTTCAGCCCCCCCCCCGCAACAGTTGATTGCGTGGAAGCGTCGGTCTGGCGTTCCACGTCGTCCTGCGTCTGCTCCGTCTGTTGGCGCATGCCGCGAATCTGATCGAGTACCTGACCGGCCTGGGCCTTGCGCTGGTCGGCCTTCAGCCGGACGATCTCGCTTCGGCTCAATCCGGCGCGTGTCATGCCGACCTCGCTGTTGGCGAACGAGTCGATGCTTCCAGCGAGCTTGCTGAATGCGTCGGCGCTCATGGAGCTCGACGGCGTGTTCGGGTTCTTCCAGTCGACCTGCAGTTTCATCAGCTCCTCGTCGGGCACGGATGGATCCTGCATCCGTGCCACAAGACGGGCTGCCTGCAGGATCGATTCACCGAAATCCCGGTCGCAATGGCGCGCCTCGATAATCAGGTCCTCGCGCTGCGCCTCGGTCGCGTCGGCGGACGTCGGGTTCGCGTCGGACACGATGCCGAGCGAGCTGGCGGGAATGTTCATCGCGCTGGCGAACATGGCGGCCCAGCTTTTCAGCATCGTCAAGTGCGGGTCCATGCTGGACGCGGCCAGTTGTGTCACGGTCGGGGACTGCCCGTCGATGTCCTTGCTGATCATGTTGTAGCGACCCATATAAAGCTTTAACGCGTCGTCCGTGCCCAACGAGGCGAGTTCTTCGGAAGTGCCTGTCAGCAGGATTTTTGGGAACGCGTAGAATTCGGCATTCGCTTCGGCGCGCACGATGGTGCGGTTCGCGCCGTCGATGATGGCCATAGCGTCCCGGCTGATGCGGGAGCGTCCGAACGGTTTGACCTCGGTAGCCTTGTAGGCGAGGCGGAACACGCTGCACTCGTTGTCGATGGTGGGTTGCTCATCGTCCACGCGCCACCAGTAGCCGAGACGGCGCTGCACGCTGATGTTGCGGTCGGGCATGTAGAGCACGAGTCCGGTGGCCTCGTTGTTGTCGTCAACGTCGGTGATGGCCATGCACGCCCTGACCCGCCGGTTAGGGTAATCCCAGACGGCGGCCGAGCTTTCCGCGGTATGCGTGCGGATGAGCGGTCTTCCTTCGAAGTCCCGGACGACGCTGAGGAACGAACAGCCGTGAATGAGCGCAGTCTGGATGGCCTGCTGCAGAACGCTAGTGAATCCGATGCGGCTCATGAAGTCCTGCAGTTCGAACGGGTCGTCCACGCCCGGCGAGACGAATCCCTCGAACACGCAAAGCTCAGCGAGCATATCCACAGCCTTGCGTGCCCACCCAAGCGGCGTGTAATGATCCTTGATGGACTTCGGCACAGTCAGTCCAAAATCAACCAGTGGCTCCTTGGCTTCGTAGTAGGCGGTGAGTGTTCGGTTGCGGCTCGCGTGGCGCGTCCATACCTCGGCGAGTTCGCGCAGCAGCGCGTTCTCCTCACCGGAGAGTCCGTCGATGTGCGTCGGCACGACGAGTTTCGGCACCGTTCCGGCTCCTCCCGTAGGTTTCCACCCGTCCGGCGCTGCCGTTGTCTGGATGTCGCTCATTTAGATTCCTCCGATGATCTGTCGTCTTCCGGGATGTCGGAGCGTCGTGAACGCCCCGTACAGGGCGAGTGTGGTGGATACGAGCGGGGTTATGTCGATGTCACTGCCGAGCTTGTTCCATGCGATCGCGCCGGACTGTCCCAATGGACGCGTGGTCGCACCCTTGACGGCCGCGGCCAGCTGCGGCTGGTATTCGTCCCGCGGGTGCTTGAGCGTTCCGGCTTTGAGCATGTCGAGGAACCGGCCGCATGCTCGGCCCATCTCCTGCATGTTCGTGACCGTGACCTTCACATGTGCTTTCTTCAGTTCCGGCAGCAGGCTCATGGCGGGCGACTGCGCGTCGATGACCACGCTGGCGGTCTTCGGCCAATGTTCGGCGAGCCAGTCCACGGCCCACATGGTTCCCGCCTGCCGCGCGTCCTTGATGTTCGCCATCTGGACGATGGCCGAACCGTCCGCGTATCGTAGCGCCGCTCCGATGGTCAGCACGCTCCTGTCCGGAGGCATGTCGATGCCGAAGCTCACCGTGCCGCCCTCGGGCACGTCGTCGACGGCCGCGGCCTGCCACAGGTCGGGACTGATGGCGTATGCGGTGGCGGTCTCGTCCCATATGCCAAGCGCCTCACGACGGAATGAATCGTCCGACAGGTTGTTGCGCATGCGCATGATTGCCTGTTCGCTTGTACGTTTCGGATAGCTGGGATTCGCTTTAGCCCACTGTTCGCGGTCGTCCGGATCCGCGTCCTTGTCGGCGGCGAGCTCCACGTAGAGGAGGTTTCCGTCATGGTTCAGCGCGTGCATGCGTTTCTCCGTGAACGCATCGCACTGGTCTCCCGGCTTGGGTGGATTGCCCATATACACGACCAGGGGGTTAGGACTCGTGTTCAAAACCGGAATCATGTTGTCCATCGCGCGCACTGTGAGGATCTGCGCTTCGTCGAACACGGCCACGTCCACGCTGTGCAATCCTCGGCCGAAACCGTTCTCGCGGGCGCCGAACATGATGCGGCTGCCGGACGTGAACGTGATCTCCTGTTGGCCGTTTGCTCTGCGGATGCGTTCCACGTACCGGCCGAGCACTGGATTGTGCTCCATCTCGCACATGTCCGTGAATGTCTCGTCGCTGGTGCGCGTATGGTGGGCGGTCCAGATGGCTTTCAGGTTCGGTGTGAGTATCGCCTTGAGGAACAACGCGGTGCCGACGGTGAAGGTCTTGCCGATCTGCCTGCAGCTGGACAGCACGGCGCCGTCCGCGCCACACGCATACTTGCCTTCCGCGTTCTTGGCGAACAGAAGCCACAAGAAGCCCTGCTGCCACAAGTCGAAACGGATGCCGGCCTTACGCGCGGCTTTGTTGATTCGAGTGAACTCGCTGCCGACGATGCCTTCCGGCTGGCGGAGGACCTTGGCGATTTCAGACAATCGACGCTCCGACATCGTCCGTCACCTCGTCTTCCTCATCGTCCAGCAGGTCGGTCAGACCGCCGCCTTGGAGCGCTTCGATGCGTTCGCATACGTCGATGAGCTGGCGGCTGATCGCGGGCAGCGCGTTCGCCGGCGTCGTGGGATCGGCCATGGCCTTGAGCAGCAGGTCACGGTTGTCTCGCAGTATGTCCAGCATGCTGCCGTCCATCATCCGTTCGAAGCTCCGCTGGTCGAGATCCTGCTCCGGCTTCTGTTTCGTTTCCACGGCTTTGACGGGCGGCTTACCGTTCCGGTCCCGTGCGGGCCTGTTCTTTTTCCGACGATAATCGGCTTTCTGGCGGCAGGACTTGGAACAGTACTTCTGCGGCCGCCCATGGCCGGATGGCTGGAATTCCTTGCCGCAGAGTTCGCACTTCATCGGCGCTTCCCTCGCTTTCCGACCTTTCGTTGTTTCCCCTGTTTCCGACGTTTGTATTCCGGGAGGGATATCGGCACTGCACCCGAGGCGACCGGGAGGGGGTGTACCCGGGGTCCCCGCCCTGGTATCGGAGTCAGATGCCGAACGTTTTGAACGGCATCGAGCTTGCTTTCACTTCCTGTCTGCCAGCCAGCAGCGCTCGTGCGTGTTCGTCTGTCTTGTCGCTCTTGAACCTGTTGCATCTGCGGTGCGTGAGCCTGCAGTTCGTGAAGCTGTATGGATCACCGCCGCGTGAGACTGGTATGAGCTCGTCGACTTCGGCGCTCATCGGATGTGGTGTCTTCAATGTCTTGTCGACTGGCTTGCCGCAGATGGCGCACACGTCGTATGCGGCAAGCACTCTTGCCCTGAGCTGTCTGCGCCGCCAGCCGTTGCTGACGCGCTCGTTGCGCCGCTTGCTCATGTGGCCTCCCACGTGTATGGAGCCCAGGGTGTTATGGATTTGTCAATGACTATCTTCGCCGTTGGCTTGCTGGAATGCCGGTATAGGGGCTCCCGTATAAGGCCTCTCCCGTGTCTTGTAGGGGCTCCCCATCATCTGCGAATGCCCCTCCCGGATTGTCAAATACCTCTACCCCGGGTTTGTTTCATGGGTGCCTTCGGCGGGATTCGAACCCGCGTCCACACGCGGCCACAAGGAAGAGAATCCAATAAAGACTCGCGGCCGGTACGATCTACCACTGATTCCTACGAAGGCATACCGGCAGGCGGATTTGAGCATCACCGCATCACGGAAGCACGGGATTGGCTTGCCTGCCACATTGGGGTATGTCCACTCTGACGGGAGTGGGCGGAGCGTGTCCGATATGCCGTTCGGACAGGACGGGACTGCAACCCAGGGAGTTAGGAGAATCCATGGCGGATATGAAAAGGGTTCAAACCAAGTCACCTCGGTTTGAACCCTCTAATCCACTGACAATTCTGCGTTGCACTTTCGATTTTGTCAAATCGAATCGCGCCGCAGCACCTGCCGATGCACGTCCGAAAGCCTGTACAATGGCCGTCCCTTATCGTTCTCACCGGCCGGCTGAAGCCTGCCACGCTTACGCCACGAGCGAATCGTATTCGCATTGCACTGGAACCCGCATTCGCGCAGCAGCTCAGCACACTCCCCCGCCGTGAACGCCCTGCCCGATTCGATGCACTCCCGCAGGAAACCCAATCGCACATCGACCACGCGATAAGCGTTGCCGCACACCGGACAATCAACGCTCACCGCGCCGACCTCCGCACTCAGCTCCACTCCACACAGAGGATTCAGGCACCTGCCGATGCCGTGCCTGGATGGTGGCACGTCGATGATGGCCAGCGTCTTGCGCACCAACCGCTCCCAGTCATGCCAGATCAAACCGATGTCCGGCAGTCGGTTCAACCGCTGGCATGACCAGCATGCCTTGAGCATGTCGACGATGGACGGGACCGCGATGCTTGTGGCCCATGGCATGGCCGGCGGCGCATACAATCGACACCACAACGCCGTCACCGCATCCTCGATCTCCTGCAGATGGTCAACGACCGAGAGTCTGATCGGCGTGGGCGCGGACTGCAGGTTGACACGTCCAGGCTGGTGGCCTCCGTAATGCGCCGTCGAATCCAGGAACTCGCGCAGGGCTTGGATCCATGACGGATAGTCGTGGATCCATCCCCTCAAAGCGGTCTCGCACTTGTCGCACATCGTGGCCTGGATACGGCACTCCCCGCCGCACACTCTACATGTCGTGGTTGCTTCCCGTTTTTTGCCCATATGTTGCGATTTTATCATTTTGGCCATCCCGAATCGAACATCAGTTCCATTTCAGGTATTCCCGCCCACGGGTCGGGATTATCGGGATCCGGACGCACCGTCGGGAACCCCTCAAGGGTCGAATAATGGAATTCCCTCCCGCTCATGTCGGCGGGTTTGACACTGACAGGCATGAGCGCACAGTCGTGCGCGCCCAAGTATATTCCATCCGGACTGATACCCAACGGTCCAGCGACCGTTTCCAATCGGATTGTGTCCGTCTGCGCGATGAGACGGATCCGGATGAGCTGCCGGCCGAGGATGATCGCGGTGGTCAGGTCATCGCCGGTGATGATGCCGGCGTCCCATGACTGCCAGACAACGTCGCGTTCGCTGAAGACCCATCGTCCACACGAACAGACGACCGGCACAAGGTGCGCCGGATTGCCTGGCGGCGCGAGCCGGCGCATCCACAATGGTGGTTTACGGCTCATCCCGCCACCAGTCGATGAGGTCGGTAATCCTCCAAGCCGTCTCGAAAAGCATCAGCATGACGAATCCCAGGATGAACCCGGACACCTCAACGAGAAGACTTGCAAAATTTCGGATGCTTCTCATCATGCGTCCTCACTCTGGTTTTCGACCTCGACCGGCATCGACCCGGAATAACCGAGCAGAGAGCGGCACTGCTCGGCGGTCTTGTGATATGCGTCGATTTGAGCTTTGACCACTGCGTAAGCAGCCATGTCATGCTTCTGCAGCAAAGCATTGGCAAGCCGCAATCCCCTAATCTCGCGCTGCTCGCACCATTCGATGATTTCGTTCAGTGTCCTGTCTTTTTCAGTCACGTTCGTCGCCATCACATTCCTCCTTAATCAAGGCTCCGTTTGATTGATTTCCAAATCTGCTCCAGCTCAGCATCCGCCAAGCCACTATCCCGACCACGCCGCAACAGATCATCATGAATCTGGTGTTCGTTTTCGGGATGATTCTTGTATCGTCCGTACGCCCAGGCGTGCAGTGTGCTGTTGCGTTGGCCTTCCGGCACCGGCGTCATATCCGGCATGCCATTGGAAATCGACGTGGCACGCCTGTCGGCCATGACATCGTCCAGACTCATTTGCGGCGCGTCCGGCTTCGGCTCGCTCGTGTAACCGAAATCCTTGAGCATACGCATGATCGCCTCACTCGCCTCCGGCACCACGCCGGCAGGCAGATCCACCAGCTCATACCGTTTGCCGTCGATGACGCTGCCGGGGCCAAGCACATAACCCTTGTTGCTCACACGCAGGTCAATCGGCAGATTCTGCTCATGCACCGCGTTCTTCAGCAATCCGACGTCCATTCCAGCGGGCATGCGATAGTACAAATGCACGCCATGCGGCGTCTTTGTGACCAACGTGGCCGGCAAAGCGTCAGAACCGTAATCACCCGTCAATGCCTGCAAGCACTGCCAGCCATCAGGCTCGCCATCCTCGGACGGCTTGTCACAGTCGATGACGAAGCAGTCACCAAGCGGCACGACGGCATAACGGCTCATCTTGCCGGTCACGAAAGTCGAATCCACATGGTTCTCGTCCGACGGATTCAACCGCTTCCACGACAGCGACACCTTCCCGTCGACCGGCCCACCGGTCTTTCGCGCCTTGCCCTCGCATGGCGCGAAACCGACATGGCCAGCCAACGCGGCATCGACGATGCCGGCCAGATCATGACAGTCACCCACATCGTCCAACGGATGCAGACTGTCACGGTTCGGCTTCGACAAGGCTTCCTGACGCCAATCCTTGATTGACTCCGCATCAGTGCCGAGAGCGGCCTTGCGATACACGTCGAAACGGTCACGGTTGACGACGCGGACGACGCGCGGCTGCCCTTTGCCGGGCAATGCACGAGAACGTGCATTCTCCAAACCAAGCACATCCATCAAAGACTGCGGAACGGTCGTATGGAATTCCTTACGATAATCACCCTTCACGGCCACCGGATCTCCATACTGTTCCTCATTCGACGCAATCTCACTGATCAGCCAATACATCTCATCGCTGATATTGCGCGCAGGACTCAGATTCACAATCTCCGGCTCGTCAGACCGCTCCCACAACCGGCACGACAACACGAAGAACGCTGCGGGATGCCGATGACAGAAACCCTCGATCGCATGATATTCGTCATACGAACGACCCTTCGACTGGTGGAATTCCACCTTGATGAAACGACGCACGTCCGAATTCTCGGCGGAATCCGCGAACTGCATGTTCGTCAGAATCAGCATCGTCGCGGTCGGCGTCATCACACGATAACGGCCACCAGTCACACGGGCGTTCACCTGCGAGCCGGTCGACAAGGCACGTAGCAAGGGGAGCATGTCCTCAGTGACCGCGCAAGCCTCATCATCAATGGCGAAAGCCTTGCCGTCCATCTCATCATTCATGCTCTCGCGGCCAAGCGTGTAGCCGCCACCATTGCAGTACGATTGCACGCTGAAACCTGGAAACACCTTGCCGACGCCCAACACGCCGAGCAACGCCTGACGGGCGATCAGCGTCTTCCCGTCACCGCCATGCCCGGACAGGACGTAAGACAATTGTTTGAATGGTTCGAGCCATGGTGTGGCAAACATGCGACAAAGATTCGCATAGGACTTCTCATCCACCGTCAACCATTCGAGAATGCGCTTCGCGTCCTTCAAAGCCTGATTTCCCATACCGACAGGAGAGAAAGTCTGTGTGACCGCGATATCCGGCTCATCCTGCAGGCAGACGACTTTACCATTACGTCGCACCCACACGCAGGGGTCGCAGCGTACGCCGCGTTCGACCTGTTCGAACCATTGGCTCCGCTTCGCCTCGCGCATAATCGCGCCCGAGTAGAGCGGGTTGCGTTCACTGCTACGAGCGTTGCCGCCGATATGGTATTCGTCCTCGATGGTCTTGACTTGATGCCAGCTGTTGAGGATGAGTCTTTCGCCTTCATGGTCGGCCATGTCGGGGTCTCGACGCCAAAGCCTGTCCTGTGACGGACAGTAACGAAGATGGCCTTCACGGAGTTCCCAGATGGCTTTCTGGTAGCCGGCAGCCACGACTGGCTCTTTTTTACGCCGGTCGTTCTCACCGCCGCCTTGGCAGATGAGCTCAAGGTTGTGGCCTGTGATGGTCGTGATGATTGTATGGTCGTTCGCCGGTGTGAATGTGAGTGCGAGCATGTGGAAGATTCCTGCGAATTGGGCTGGCAGGTCTTCGGTCGGTATCGGCTGGTATTTGCGGTAGTCCCTCATTTTTCACCTCCTTTTTTGCTGTGCCGTTCCATGCCCATAACACACAACACAAAAACAACAAAAATAAATACATATATAAAAAAACAATGGAACATTGGTTGTTTGTTTATATATGGTTGGAATTCCGGCACTTCCGCTATGCCAACGCTTTGGCACAGAATGGCACATGTGCCGTTTTTTGATGGTGGGACCATGTTCCACTGTGCCAACCTGTGCCGTTTCCATAGGTTTCCTCTCGAAGAGTTTCATCATGTTTGGAACAGCGCCCGCCATGCCAGTTGTAGCTGCAGTGGACGCTGTTCCCTTCTAAACCAGTCGAATTTGACGGGTTTAGAATTCAGGCTCTTGTCCGCTGCCTACGCCGAGCGCATTGACGACCTGGTCGACCGGCTTGCCGAGGAGTCCCGCGATCTCCTGCACGTTTTTTCCTGCGGCTTGCAGTTGCGCGGCCTGCTGTTTTTCCTGCATGGTCAAGCCTGCGGGCTGGCCGAGTGTGACTGGCTGACCGTAAGCGGCATGTTGGGGCTGCTGTGGCGAGTATGACGGCTGGGCGGCCTGCGGGTCGTTCATCGCCGCATTCAGATCGGACTGCTTCTTCGGTATGACGACGTAGTCGTAGATTTTCGCGTCGTTGTAGCCGCGGGTCTTCGCCGGCTGTGTGCGGGCGAACGTGGCCTTCAAGTGGTCTCCGATGTTCGGATGGTCGCCGACTCCGGCCTGACGGCATGCGAGACGCAATTGGCCGATGTTGTAGCCTTTCACGTACACGCCACGAATGCCGGAGTCTCCGACGCGATTTGGGTCTTGCAGTGTGGTCTGCAAGTGGATAACGACCTGCGGCTTCGGCTTGCCGTTCGGATAATACAGCGGTTCGCCGGTGGTGAAGTCGGTCTGCTGTTCCGCGCGGATTTCCACGATCTCGCCTTCCACCGAAGTGCCGATCGGATCGTCCTTCGAGAAGGCGCTGGGCGCGCCGCCTTGCATGACGTCGTCGAGGCTTAACGTTTCGGCGGGCTGCTGCTGGTTTGACTGTGGATGGTAGCTGGCTCCGCCTTGCTGGGTGAATCCGCCACCGTAGTTATTCGTTCCGAACATTGTGTTTTTTACCTTTCTGTTTTCCTGTAGGTGGATTCCAGCAGGCCGATGGCCTGCCGCCATTTGTCCGGCAATGCCGGATATTGGTCTTCGTTGAGTTCGGATAGTTGTCCGAGCTGATCGTCCGGCCAGCTGCCGCATTGGAAGCAGTGCGTCGGACTGGTCGGCAGAGCGTGGATCCACGCGTCACGCATTTCGACGCCGTCCTCCTGTTCGATGAGGTCGAGGAGGTTGACGATGAGCTGCGCGCGGCTTAAAGCCCATTTGCCGGGGTTCGGGTCGAAGTCGAATTCGATCGGCAATGCGTCGGCCAGACTGACGCTGTTCCTGGGCAGGAAGTAGATCGCGTTTCTTTTGCATGGTTCGCCGTCGTTTTCCAATCCGATGCCGTACAGGCTCGCCTGGATGCAGTATTGCTGCGATGGCCCGTTGGCTTTGACGTTGCGGATCGTGGTCGTGCCGGTGATTTTCCAGTCGATTGTCGTGTTGTTTGCCGCGTCGTACAGGTCGATGCTGCCGTGGATGCGCTGATGGCCGTGGAGTCCATGGATTTCGCCCACGTCGACGTGTCTTTCGGCTTCGAAGCGTTTCACGGCCCACGGTTCTCCCACATCGTCGTCCGGGACGGTGAATTCGTCCTTGCGACTGTTGAAAAGGTGTTCGAATCGTTCGTGGACGCAAGTGCCGATGAATGGCAGCCATGCGGCCGACTGGCGTTTCTCCCATCCTGCGAGTCGGGCGGCGAGGCAGTGGAGGCAGTCAGTGCCGAGCTCCGATGGTCCGATCTCCTTTTGCAGGCTTCTCGGCTGGTTGGTGATGTGGTCTTCGATGATGCCGCGTATTTCCGTCCACTCCTCCGACTCCACCGTGGGTGCCGGCGTCGTTCCCGGTATGGTCTGGTTTGCGGCCATGACGACTTCAAGGTCGAGTTGTGAGCTCATTTCATGTCCTCCCCGTATTCTTCGTCGAGGCGGGCCCGGAGGAACGCCGCTAGGCTCCCCGTCTCTTGCACGTCGATGATGTAGGCGTCGTCGAGGAATCCTGGTGCTTTGTCGTAATGGTTGAGCGTCCTGCTGAGCGCGCGGCAGACCGCTTCCTGGCTGATCGGGATGCACATTATTCGACCACCAGGCTTGCCGCGCCGACTTTCACACAATCCTGCAAAGCGTTTTCGCCGACCTGTTTGATGATCTCGGACAATGCTTTTGGTTTGATCTGGTAGCAGTCCGCGTACTGTTGGATGGGGAAGTGTTTTTCGAATGCGCCGGCGTCGAGGTTGCGTTTGCCTTTCTTGATTTTCACGGTCAATGGTCCGGCCGCGTATTCGCCGGGCTCGCGGTTCTCCATGAGTTCGGCTTTCAATCCGTCGGCTTCTTCCTGCAGGTCGGCGATGCGGCTTTTCAGTTCCACGTACCGTTTGGCCAATGTTTCGAGGTTCTGCGCGCTCATTTGCTTGTTCCTTTCACGATGATGCTGGTTTTGGTGGGGATGACGCTGGTCTGGTGGTGCGGGTAGGAGCGTCGGTGCGTTTTCACGACGTCGAACGCGGGCATGGTTCGCATGGCCGGCCCCAATGGTCCGCACGTGCGGCAGTACGGCATGTGTCCCCTCTGCTTGCTCATTCCACGTCCTCCACGGTCGATTGCGTCATGCCGTCGTCTTCGGTGGTGTGATTCGTTTCCTCGTACCGTCGGCTGACGATCGCGGTGTAGCAGGTCTTTGGATTGCGTAGGAGCCGGCTGATGGCCGCGCCTTCCTTGACGACGTTCTGGCAAATGTCGATGCATTTCGCGACAGTTCCGGCAGGCGTGCCCATCAGACCCTTCTTTTCGATGGTCTGGTCCGCTTTGTCGATGAATGCCGCGGCTGCGTCGCCGATTTTGCTGGCCGCCGGGTAGAGGCTCGCGAGGTCGGCGCTCATGTCCTCGTCGTCGATGAGGGTCTGCACAACGTATTCACTGGTGTTTTTCATGGTGTTTTCTCCTATCTGGGTATGTATTCCTGTTTGAAGTAGATGCTGGCCCTCGTGCATGGCGTGTATGGCTGGCCGTGCCATGTGAGCGGGTCGCCGCTTTTCCGTTTGCGTGGCTTGCCGTGCGCGCCAAGCACGTACTGGTCGGGACGGTGCACGTGCACGCTGGCTTCGATGATCTGCCGGTCGTCCGTGTAGGCGACGCCGTTCAACGCGTCGGTGAACAGTTTCGCCAGATTGTCCCAGTCACGTCCGCGCCGTGTTGCCGTCCAGAACGTGAGCGCCAGACAGACAGGGCCTTCATATGGCGGCAGGTTCGGATACCGGCTGCGCCATTCCGAGTACACGCGGTTCTCGGCTTCCCGCGTCCGCGTCGGGGTGATGCCGTGTCCCTGGTAGACGCGTGGACGACCTTTCGACTGCGGGTCGCCAGGCACGGTGAGCTCGCACACCATTGGCCATTCCGGCAGGCTTAATGTTTCGCGACTCAATCCAGGTCACTCCATTCGGGTGTTCTGCCGGTGGTGAGGAAGCCTCCGCGTCGGGTCCGCGCGTTGACGAGCAATCCCATGTCGGCGAGCCTGTGCACGTCGCCCATCACGGTGCTCCGGGGGATGTTGAGCCGTAAGGCCGCCTTGTGGCTGCTGGGCGTCACTCCTTCCATCTGCAGTGCGATGATCGTCTCGTACACGCGTTGGATGCGTGGTTTCACGTCGATGTCACGCCGGGTGCGGCGTCTCATCCGCGTGATGTACTCGCGTTCGTCGTGGAGGAGCCGGTCGAGGTCGATGCCGGTCTCCTGGCTCCATGTCTTCGGCGAAGTGTGGTGGCCGTGGCTTCGGGATGCGCCGTAGTGGATGCTGCCGCGGTTGACCGGAGCGTACTTCATGTGGAGTTGGAGGCTGTTGGCTCCGCTAGGCATGATTGTCGTCCTTTCCGTCGTATTTGGGTGCGAATTTGACGGTCAGCCACAACGCGGTGGTGAGATACACGCCCTCGACCACAAGCGCGCCCGCAAGGCTCCCGCCATGCCAGGTGAGCATGCGCGTCACGCTGGCGACGAGGCCGACGACCGCGAGCAGGAACTTGATCCTGCGCAGCGGATAGTTCGGCCGTTTCGCCTCGCGTTCCTTCCGGTCCTCGATACGGAAATCGTTGTCGGTCATCTGGTGCCTCCCGTTTCGTTGTGGAGTTGGTAGTCGAATGTCTCAAGCTCGCCCGCGGTGATGGATGCGAGCGTGCAGGCGCCGTCGGGCAGGAGTTCCACGAGTTGGGCCCCGCCTTTCGGACTGATGCGAACCGCGTATCCGCTCATGCCGAGCATGACGATGCTCGCCTTCGGCGGTTCGGGTGGCGTCAGCAACGTTTCCGCGTCGATTCTCCTGAGTACCATCACAGCTCCTCGTTGATCGTGTCGATGACGAGATCCACTATTCCGGTGACGTCAAGGTCGACGTAGCCGACGATGTGGCCGAGCTGCCTCATGGCCTCCGCATCCCCGTTGAATTGGTGGACTATTTCGCCCTGGGTCTCGAACTCGTCGAACACTGCCTGCACGCAGGCCTTGCGAATCGTTTTCATGCCGACTCCTTTCCCTCGTATTCACATGTGCTCTGGTAGAGGTGTTCCTTGAAATAGGCGATCATCTGCTCCTTCGGATACATGACGATTCGTCCCACCTTCACGAACTTCGGGCCGATGCCCGCGCTACGCCAGTACGCCAGGGTGCCTTCCTTGATGCCGCAGTTGTCCGCGATGTCCTTCGTTGTGTTCATCGGCTTCAACGTCGCCGCCAATGCGGCGAACACCTCTTTGTCATCCATCACGCGCCCGCTCCTTTCATGCGTTGGTAAGCGCCGATTGCTTTTCCGACGTGTTTCGCTTGAGGGCCTTCCTGCCGAGTGGGAGAATGAGCAGACCCGCGCAAAGAAGGGAGGTGATAACATGCAACGCGATCCAGTGAATTCCGCTAATGACGCGAAGACCTACGCACAATCCGGAAACATTCAGCAGGCCATCGTGTCGCTGGCCGATGCCGTGCAGGGCATCGCCGAATACCAGCGGTACATCCGGAACGACCAGTTGAAGATCAAACGTGCGCTGAATATCAGCTGACGTTGGGCCGTCCGCGTGAGAGAGTTCCAATTCCTCGCGGACGGCTTTCCTTATCGCGCCAAGCATCGCCGGGTGCAGGCGTTCGAACTCCTCAACGGAGATCGGGTTCGTGGATTCATCCGGTGTCTCGGCCGGAATATTGATGCTCATTTCGGATTCTCCTTTCGATTCATGCGTCGGCGAGCGCTGCTCACGGCTTGATCTGTTTGATGCCGTCGATTGGTTGCAGGAGCTTGATCATGAGCTGGTAGAGGCTCATGCCGAACATTCCTGCGGCTTTCTCGAGTTGTTCGGTATCGAATGCCCCTTTGCCCCGCAATCGTTCGCTGACGGTCTTCTCGCTCATGCCGAGCTCCTTGGCCAGTGTGGCCTGCGTCTTGCGGTGGCGTGCGAGCTCGCCGCTGAGGTTTCGTGCGATGGTTTCCGTTTCGCTCATTGGTTGCCGCTCCTTTCTTGGTTGGTCCGTTCCCTTGCGACAACCTTTAATTTACCGACTTCGGTAATTATATGATTACCAAAGTCGGTAATCTTTACATTTTCTACCCATATTCGTAATATGGGCGTATGGCATACAAAGCAAAAAATGAAGTCACCGAAGACAGCCGCAAGATCATTGACATCTGCCGAGATTTGCTCTCGGCAAGCGGTATGGGTATTAAAGAATTCCTGTCTGCTAGCGGATTAGGAAACAACTACTGGTACATGCGCATGCGCTATGAGGCGCCGTTGAATACGTCAGATGTGGAGCACATCGCCTCCACATTCGGGCTCACCAGCCTCGACATCTACACACGCGCACTCGGCAGCGAGGCCGCACGCGCCTACGAAGCCCGCGAGCGCGAGTCTCAGATCACCGATGATCTCATCGACCGTATCGCCGCGCACCCCGAAGACTATGACATGGCCGCAAACAGGGATCCGAACGCACGCCTCGAAGCCGAGACGCCTGACGATTGATGGATTGAAAGGAACACGAATGACCGAATACAACCTGTATTGTGACGAGAGCTGTCATCTGGAACATGACGACAGCGATGTCATGGTCCTTGGAGCCCTCATCATCCCCAAGGATAAAAAGCAGGAGATCACGGAAAACATCCTCCAGATCAAGGCACGTTACGGCGTCAAGGCACGTACGGAAGTGAAGTGGACGAAGGCCAGCATGCCGAAAATCGACCTTTACAAGGACCTACTGAACTGCTTCTTCCTGGATGACGACATGAGGTTCCGCGTTCTGGTGGCCAAGAAGACGCGCCTGAACCATGAGGCATGGTCACAGTCGCACAACGACTGGTATTACAAGATGTATTTCACCATGTTGAACAGGCTGTTCGACTCCACGAACACCTACAACGTGTACGTGGACATCAAGGACACGCATTCCGCGCAACGTACCGAGAAACTTGAGGAAGTGCTGGCGAACAGCCATTACGACTTCAACCACGAGTGCATCAAGAAAGTGCAGCCGATCCGTTCGGACGAAGTGCAGATGATGCAGATCACCGATGTGATCAACGGGGCCGTATGCAGGGCGAACCGGACGACCATCCCCCAACCATCGGGCGCGAAAGCTGAAATCATCGACTACATACGCATGAGATCAAAGCTCCGTCTCACCCAGTCAACGACCTTGGGCACGCGCAAGTTCAACATCTTCGTCTGGGAAGGACGGAACGCATGACACCGCATTGGATACCGGAGCTCGTGCCCAAATCCCCGATAGAAGACTTTGCCGTATATGAGGATAGGATTTACGCAATCTTCAGGCAGGACTTCATAGATTCACACCCATCATTCGACGGTCTGAGGGTCTCCGTGCGCCGCCAGAGAGAGGAGACCGACGGAAAATGGGCCGGGTTCTTCCACATCACAAGCGTCGAAGACCACGCGACCGGTGACAGGAACGTTGATCTGCGTAGATGCGAACGAATCAGGTTTCCACGAAAGACGATTGACGACGCAAAGGATTGTCCGCAATGCCATTATGAAACATGCGATGCGCCATTAATCTGGAGGAAGCATAAGCATGGCCGCGATAGGCTGTATATCCTCATTGAATCAGAACGGTATCTAGTCGTGCTGGAACCACATAAGGACAGAGGCTACTGCATGTTGGTCACCGCCTACTACGTCGACCATGATCATAGCTTCAACAAACTTCTGAAAGAATATGATCAGTCAAGTTTGAACGGGAATTGCGTTCAATAAAAAGCAAGGGCCGCCGCAGCGACCCTGGAGACTCCTTCTACAACTTGGTAGATGAGCTGATTCAAATATCACATACGACACTCCAACTGTCAAGCAGAACTTGACAAACAGCAAAAAAGTACTTCTCGAAAAACAATACTTCCGGAAGAGAGGAATGTGGATAACAAGACCATCGCGGAGCTTCACCGGAACGCGGAATCCATGGGTCTGTCAGTCATGTCACGCGACCTTCCCCGTGACATATGCGGCCTATACGACGATCGACACAAACTCATTCTGCTGGCCGACTGGCTCAACCAGCGCCAGCGCCGTTGCACGCTGTGCCATGAGCTCATCCACGCGAAACACCATGATCCAGGCTGTGGTAGCCAATACGGGTTGAAGTGCGAGCGCCGGTGTCGCAGGGAGACCGCGCTGGCGTTGATCAGTCCCGTGGACTATGGCATGGTGGAGCAGATATACGAAGGCAATACGTGGATGATGGCCGTGGAATTGGGCGTCACCATCCAAGTACTGTCGGACTATCGGCAGCTGTTGTACGATTCCGGCGTGTGCGTGCAATAAAAGAAGCTCAGCGTCCACATACCGCGACGGGAAACAAAAAGGGTCCCGCCCGAACACAGTCGGACGGAACCCAAGGAACCAACAATCAGCATTTCCGTTTTCACCAAAATGAGGTTCCACGCACAGTGTAGCGCGGATCCCCGGAAAGAGACAACCATGGCCAGAGCGTTCGTAGACGACAGATGGCTCAAAAACGACGAGGACGGCAACCCGCCCAGCAGGGCCGCGAAACAGTCGCTGGCCAATGCGAAGGATCCGATGAAAGCCAATGTGCCCGGCAAATGGCGGTCCGCGCTGTACGGCCAAGGCTCACGGTGGAGATGCCGCTGGTACACGCTTCGAGACGGCAAACGCGTCCAGAAATCACGGAACTTCGCCAAGCTCCGTGACGCTGAGGAATACGCAGCGGCCATCGAGGACGACATCAGACGCGGCAAATACCGCGACCCGCAGCAGGAACTACGCATCTTCCGGGACGTTGCCTCCGAATGGACGGACGGCAAGATGGATATCAAACAGGGCACTTTGGGCAGATACCGCCGCGAATTGCGCGTTTATATCAACCCCAAGTGGGGCGATCGCACACTGAGGGAAATCCAACGCGACGAACTGCAACAGTGGGTCACGCAGCTCACCGAAGGCGGGTATCCCGCCGAACTGCAGGACGATCGCGAATCGAAGCCGTTGAGTCCACGCAGCATCCGCAACATCGTCAAGGTCGTCATGGGCGGTGTCATGGAATTCGCCTTGGAGCACGGCTGGATCGGAGAGAACCCCATTGAAAAGGTCACCGTGCCGCGCATCACGCAATCCGATGACGACATGGTGTTCCTTACCGTCGAGGAGGTGGAGTTGCTGGCCGGCATGGCCGAACGGGCAGGACGGCCGGTAGACGGGCTGATCGTCCGCTGGCAGGCATACACCGGTGCCCGCATTGGCGAGACGCTGGCACTCAAATGCGGCGACGTGGATGTGGAATCACGCAGGGCGCGCATCCGCCGCACTTGGACCGACGACGGCAAAGGCAGGCTTGTGCTGGGCACGCCGAAGAACGGCAAACCGCGCAGCATCGCCATACCCAGATTCCTTATACCGTCCATCGAACGGCAGATGGAGGGCATGGGCGACGACGACTGGCTGTTCCGCGCGGCAAGAGGCGGGAACCTGTGGACGAACACGTGGCGGACGCGTGTCTGGCGAAAGGCCGTCCGACTGGCCGGCATGGAGGACGAGGGCGTGACCATCCATAGTTTGAGGCATAGCTATGCGAGCTTTGCGATTGCTCAAGGCGCGGATGTGAAGACCCTACAGATGCAGCTCGGCCACTCCTCACCCAGCATCACGCTGAACACATACACGGCTCTCTGGCCGGAACGATTGGACGATGTGGCGGACGCGATTGGCGAGCTGCGCGCTGAACAGTTGAAGACCGTCTAGACGCGGAGGTTGCGCGGTCATCGTGTCGAATCGTGTCGATAGCCTACGGCCAAGAAAAAATAAAGCCTTGGAAACGTAACGTTTCCAAGGCTTCCGGTCGGGCTGACAGGATTTGAACCTGCGACATTCTGCTCCCAAAGCAGACGCGCTACCAAACTGCGCTACAGCCCGTTCATGCACTCCCGCACGTGGCAGGTGAACACGAATTTCCATTGTAGCGTATGGTAGGACAACGACAGGCTAGAATGGCAAATACTGGAGGGAACGCGC